AGCTTATGGCTTACGGAAGACCTCATATCTGCGTAGAAGATAGAAACGGAAACTTTATGCTTTGTGGTTTAGAACACGGAATGGAAGTTACTGGTGGAAGTATAGCTACTGGAACTGCTTTTGGTGATTTAAGCGGTTACTCATTAACACTTACAGGACAAGAGCTTGAACCAGCTAACTTTATTGCTGGTGGAACTTCTGCTGACCCTCTTGCGGGAATGAGTTCAGCGACTGTAACAGTTACGGTGGGAACCAATAGTTAAAAAATACGCGATTAATATAATTGTGTGATTCATAATATATAGTTTGATTGGAGGGGAGGAAGTGATTAGCCTCCCCTTTTTTATTAAAAAAATATGCAAATATTAACTACAAGTGGCACACGAATTATTAACTTTATACCAAGAGAAACAATTTTAGGTACTAAAACTTATAAATTAGTGATAAAGTCAGAAGCTCAAAATAAAGTTTTATTTACAGATGTTAATGCAACATTTGCTGAATTAGATTACTATTATCAATATTCAACTACTCAAGCATTAATTGAAAACAATTACTATACTATTACAATCACTAATACAACAGATAACGCAATAATTTTTAAAGACAAAATGTATTGTTCAGACCAAACACTTTCAGACTATGAAATATCAAACGGTGTTTATATAGAACAAAGCACAGGAGACAATCAATTTATATATTATGGATAATCTACATTTAATACAATTAGGTCAATACGAAAGGCCAACAATCACAGAAGAACGCAACAAAGATTGGGTTTCAATAGGCGATAACAATGATTATTACCAAAGTTTAATAGATGCTTATATGGATAGCACAACCAATAATGCTGTAATTAATGGTGTTGTTAATCAAATTTATGGAAAAGGATTAGATGCTACTGATTCTGCACAAAAGCCAGACCAGTATGCACAAATGAGGAGTTTAGTAAAACCTCACGATTTAAGAAATGTTTGCCAAGATTTAAAACTATTAGGCGAAGCTGCTTTTCAAATAACTTATAATGGTAATAAAATATCAGCAATAACACATTTTCCAAGAGAAACCTTACGTGCTGAAAAAATGAATGATAAAGGCGAAATAAAAAACTATTTTTATTCTGCTGATTGGAGTAAAGTAAAACACAATACTAAACTAAAAAAGTTTCCTGTTTTTGGTAGTGGCGCACAAAATGAGATATTTATTATTAAAAGATATGTAACTGGTTTTTATTATTATAGTCCAGCAGATTATAATACTGCTTATGCTACACTTGAAGATGAGATAGCGTGTTATTTAATTAATGATACTCAGAATGGCTTTAGTGGTACAAAGGTGGTGAACTTTAATAATGGTGTACCAGATCGCGAGAAACAACTTGCTATTAAGAATGATGTAATGAATAAGCTCACTGGTAGCTACGGGGAAAAAGTAATTGTTGCATTTAACAATAATGCAGAAAGTAAAACAACTGTTGAGGATATACCACTAAATGATGCTCCTGCACATTACACTTATTTAAGTGAAGAATGTAGTAGAAAAATTATGTTAACTCACAGAGTAACATCACCATTATTATTAGGTTTATCTTCTGCTAATGGCTTTTCTTCTAATGCTGATGAAATAGAGAACGCCTCACGCCTTTTTAATAACGTAGTTATACAACCATACCAAAACCTTTTAATTGATAGCTTAGATGCAATATTAGCAGTAAATGATATTAGTTTAAATCTTTACTTTAAAACTATTGAACCACTTGAGTTTATGGATTTAGAGAATGTTGAAGGTAAAGAAAACATTGAAGAACAAACTGGAATAAAAGAAGAAGAAGAAAGCACAGAGCTTGAAATAATGGCTTCTAAGAGCGTTTCAAACAAAGATAGTGATGAACTACTAAAAAATGCTTTAGATTCGCTTAAAGGCGTTAAAATGGATACTAAAGAGTTTGAAATAGTTGATATTAGAGATTTAGATGATGAAAATGAAAGTGTTGAGGATTGGGCTAAATCAATGATACAATTAAGTGATGTTGTAGATAGTAAAGAAGATGGTTTTTCTACTTTAGATAAATCAATGTATAAAGTAAGATACAAGTACGCAAAAGGTAGTAGTAGAGGTGGAGAAAGCAGAGAGTTTTGTAAAGAGATGATGAGCAGAACAAGTGCTGGTATTGTATATAGATTAGAAGATATAGATAAGGCAAGCAGAAATATGAACTTTAAAGCTGCTAAATTACCAATGCACAAAGGTCAAAAGTATGATTTGTTTAAATTTAAAGGTGGTGTTTATTGTAGACACAAATGGCAACAGATTTTATACAAAATTAAAAAAGGAAAAGAAGCTGGTAGTGATGATTTAGATGATTACAAAAAAAGTAAAACTATTCCTAAAAGTTACGAACCAAAGCCAAGAGGTAGAAAACAAGCAGTAAAAGCTCCAGTAAATATGCCTAATAATGGACATCACCCAAATTATACAGGAAAATGAGTAAAGCACTATTTGTAACAAGACACGATATTTCAGTATTTACTGCTGCTAATGGTTCGATTGACCCAGACCGTTTACTAAATTTTATAAACCAAGCACAAGATATACACATACAAAATTACTTAGGTACTGAGTTATATGTTAAAATACAAAATGAAATAACTGCTGGTACTTTAGCAAATCCTTACTTAGCTTTATTAAACGATTATATTAAACCAATGCTATTACATTGGAGTATGGTAGAATACTTACCTTACGCTGGTGTTAATATTTCTAATGGTGGTATATATACTAAGAATCCTGAAAATAGCACAGCACTAAGTAAAGAACACGTAGATAGCTTAATTGAAAGAAGCAGAACTACAGCACAGTTTTACACAAATAGATTTATAGATTTTATGCAAAATAACGCAGCTGGATTAATACCTGAGTATTATAGTAATTCTCAAGAGGATATGTATCCAGATGATGTTGCAGATTTTGGAGGTTGGGTACTTTAAAAATATATTATGCCAGATAATAACATAGAATGGGGACAAGGTGGTGTGAACAACAACAACGATTGGGGAAAAGCAAAAGCTAATTCTACCAATAACTTTGGTGCTGTTTATGATAGTTCGCCAAGTGGTGATACTAATATTGCTGGAGGGCAACCTGTTGTTTCAATAACTTATTCTGCAAGTACTTTTTGTGCTGATGCAAGCGACCCTACACCAACTATACAAAATAATGCTGGTGTTGGAACATTTAGCTCTACTACTGGATTAGTATTTATTAGCACAACAACTGGTGAAGTTGATATTGATGCTTCTACTGTAGGAAGTTATTTAATTACTTATACAGATACAGATGCTGCAACTGCAACATATAACTTTACTATTAATGCTTTACCAACTGTTATTGTAAGTACTTCTGCTGGTACTATTTGTAATGGTGAAAGCACAACATTAACTGCAAGTGGTGCTTCTACTTATGTATGGAATGATGGTAATACAGATAATCCAAGAACAGTAACACCAACTACTACAACTACATTTAATGCAACAGGTACAGATTCTAATGGTTGTACAAGTTCTGGTGGAACTACAATTACTGTAAATGCATTACCAACTGTTGAAATATCTGGTACTTTAACTTATTGTGTTGGTAGTACAGCAACACTAACTGCTACTGCTGGTTTATCTTCATACTTATGGAGTACTGGAGCAACTACACAAGCTATAAATGTAACTGCTGGTAGTTATACAGTAACAGGAACTGATAGCAATGGTTGTAGTGCTACTTCTTCTGCTTCTACAGTAACTGAATTACCTTTAGATGTTGCAACAGTTGTTTATGATTCAAGTGCTTACTGTCAAATGCCTACTGGTGCTACTGCTGTAGATGGTTATTACCCACTTTATTCAACTGCTTCTGCTGCAAATGCAGTAAGTTCTGATGGAACAAATCATACTCACGTATTAGGCGGTGTTACTTACTATATGCCAAATGCTGGGGTAATTGCATATCACGGAACTTATTCTTTAACTACACCAGCACCAACAATAACTGGTCAAAGTGGTACATTTAGCGAATCTACTGGAAACCTAAGTATTGATAGTTCAACTGGTGTTATTACTTTAAACAGTTCAACTGCTGGAACTTATACAGTTGTATATACTACAAATGGAACTTGCCCTAATACAGTAAATAATACTATTACAGTAAATGCTTTAGATGGCGCAACATTTGGTTATTCTGCAAGCAGTTTACCACAAACAGGAACAGCAAGTTTAACAACTACGCCAACAACTTCAGGTGGTGTTTATAGTGCTTATCCAAGTGGATTAAGTATTAATTCTTCTACTGGTGAAATAGATTTAGCTAATTCAACTATTCAATCATATAAAGTATTCTATGTTACAAGTGCTGGATGTCCTAACTCTTCAACATTTGATTTAGCTGTAACTGCTGCTGGAATTGCTAATAATTACAGTATGAGCTTTGATGGAATTAATGACCGTTTAGCACCAATTCAACAACCAGCATTGGATGGAGTAAGTGCTGTAAGTGTTTCTTTATGGTTTAATTACAACTCTGTTGGAGGTGCTAAAAATATGATTCTTACAAATGGTTTTGGCTGGTATATCCATTTAAGTTCTGCTACTAATCTTGATTATTATAATACTTCATCAAATAATATAACTGTTTCAACAAGTGCAAATACTTGGTATCATTTAGCAATCGTACACAATGGAACAAGTTTAGAAGTTTGGCTTAATGGCACATCGTTGGGAACTACGACTACAAACACGCCTAGAAACAATATAGGACAAACACTATCGGTTGGTGCATATAGGTATTTAAATGGAACTTTCGGCTATTATTGGGATGGAAAACTTGACGAGATAGGAATTTGGAACACAGCTCTAACATCAACACAAGTACAGGAGATATACAACGCAAAAGGAACTAATTTAACTAAAGACTTAACTACAGTAGCAGGTTCAAACCTAAAGTACTGGAATAGAATGGGAGATTAATATGAGTACACAGTTTACAAATAGACAATGGCGTTTGCCTAATGAAGAAAATAAAAGTAAGGTTTCAAACTATTCGCTTTCATTTGATGGGAGTGGTATTGTAACTGTACCAACTAATAATTCTTTTGCTTTTGGTACTGGTGGTTTTACAATTAATGTTTGGGTAAAAATAACAAGTGATTTAGGAGATAAAGGCATTCTTGATTTTAGAGGCGTTGCTGGAAGCTCTAATGCTGGTGCTTTGTGGAAAAACCCAGACGAAACTTTGTCTTGGTACACTTTAGGCCAAGTTTGCACAACATCAACTGCACTTTCTTTAAATACTTGGTATTTTATAACAGTTTTAAATACAGGTTCTAATACATCAATTTATATAAATGGCACATCTGATGCAAGCGGCTCAGACTCCGTTAACTACTCTGCCACAAACCTTAAAATTGGAGACCACCACGCATACAGCGCATATAAACTTGTTGCTAAATTAGACGCTTTATCCATTTTTAATTACCCTCTTTCTTCAAGCCAAGTAACAACTCTTTATGGTTCAAGCTCTACTGGTATAGGAAACCCGATGAGTTTATCTCCAAAGCCAGTTGCTTACTATCCTTTAGGTGACCAAGATGCTTTTAATGGAGCAGATTATTTAGTGCCTAATAGTTCTTTAAAAGATTATGTTTTTGATTTTGGAAGTAATGGAACTTCTCACGTTGCTTTAGGTTTAAATTCTGCACTTCCAACAACTGCTATTTCAATTTCTTTCTGGGCAAAAGCAACTGTTGATAGCCAAAGCTATAAAATGATTTATTTAGCTGACAAAGGAGCACAAGGTTCTTCTGACGTAGCTATATATATATGCCCTACAGGAGGAAGTAGTGTAACTGTTAAAATTGCTACAGACACAGGCTTTGCACAACCAGCAACAGCAGCTGTTTTTAATGATAACAAATGGCACCACGTGGTAGCAACTTGGAATGGTTCTCTATTAAGCATTTATACAGATAATGACGTTTCAAATCCTAATACAGCTTCTTTAAGTGGAACGATTTCTTACAATACTACTACATCTCCAAAAGCTTTTATAGGTACTAACCCAAATAGTTTATCAAGTTTTTTTCAAGGTAATGTTAGTAATTTCCAAATATTTAGCACAGCACTACCAGCAACAGGTTCTAATTCAGTAGAAACTCTTTACAATAATGGTTCTCCTCTTACTTCAATGACGGGATTTACTTCTTTGGTTTCTTGGTATAAATTAGATGCTTCTGATACTTATGATTCTTCTACAGGAAATTGGACGATTGAAGACCACGCTGGTTCTAACGATGGCACAAGCTCAGGAATGACACAAGCCAATTTAGTACAAAGTGATTTAAGTTTTACAAGTGGTTACTCTCCGTATGCATTACAGCTGGATGGAACAGATGACTACATTAATTGTGGACATATAAATTTAACAGGTGCTTTTTCTTTAAGTTTTTGGACTAAGTACACAACAACATCAGTAGTTAATGTAATAACACAAAACAATTCTGGAGAAGCTACATTTGGAATGTATCAACTTACAGATGGTAAAATTAGATTTTGGGTTACAAGTTCAGGTAGTTATAATGCTTCAAATGAAATAACAGCTAATACTGCGACAAATAATGGAAATTGGAATAATATTATTTTAATTAATGATGGTACTAATTTAAAAATTTATATAAATGGAAGTTTAGACAACTCAAGTTCTAATGGTGTTTCATCTCCGTATAATGGAACTGCAAATTTTTGGATTGGCGGAGTTGAAGCTGGTGGAAGTACATTTAATGGTTCTATTTCAAATGTATCTGTTTGGAATACAGCTTTAACATCTTCACAGGTATCAGAAATTTATAATGAAGGAGTACCATCTAATCTAAACAACCATAGTGCATATTCAAACTTAGTTAGCTGGTGGCAGTTGGGAAGTAATAGTTCTTTTAATACTAACTGGACTGTTTTAGATGAAAAAGGTAGCAATAATGGAACTTCTGCAAATATGACTGAGGATGATATTGTAGATGGTGTAAATACCTATGGAGGAGGAACAAGTTCTGGAATGGGTGGAGATGAAGTTATTGGAGATGCACCTTACAGTACATCAAATTCTCTTAGTGTGAATATGGATGTAGAAGATAGAGTTACAGATACACCAAGTTAAAATTTTAAAATAAATAAAAATGAATAATAGAAGTTATATAGTAATTAATTTAAGCGATACAGACAAAGTGCTTTTTTCTCAGGTTTCACAAAGCTCTGCACAAAGTATGAGAAGAAACTTAGCGAATACACAAGGTTTATTAAGCTATAGTGTAACACCAAGTTTTGTAACTGATGGTAGTTTACCTATTGTGGGAAGTGTTATGAACCAAACAGAAGCTCTTGAATTATTGCAAACCTCTGCTTGGAGTGAGCCAATGCCAGAAGAATGAACAATTTAAAAAGTGTAAGAATGGATGACCATAATTTATTATTAGCATTAGCTGGTATTATCTCAGCATTTGGAGTGAAGGAAGTTTGGGCAATTATCCAAAAGAAAATGGATATAGGTGCAAAGAAAAATGAACGCGAAGAAAGTTTATATACAAAACAAATTGAAGTTCTTACTAATAAAATTACACAGCTTGAAACAAAGATTGAATTACTTATTGAGGAAAATATTCAACTAAGAGTAAAAGTTGTTAAGATGGAAGCACGTTTAATAAATAGTGCTAAAAAAAAAGTAAATAGGAAAAATGAGAAAAGTAAATAAAATTGTAATACATTGTACAGCTACCAAAGAAGGTAACAATGTAAGTCCAGCCACTATAAAAAGATGGCATTTAAACAGGGGTTTTTCAGATATAGGTTATCATTATATTATAGGTATTGAAGGTAAAATAAATGCTGGTAGGCCTGTATCTCGTTCAGGAGCTCACGTTAAGAACGGAAACAGCGATAGCATCGGAATCTCATATGTTGGTGGCTTAGATTCTAATGGTAAAGCCAAAGATACAAGAACAGAAGCGCAAAAAGCATCATTAATTAAAATACTAAAAGTATTAAAAAACATTTATCCACAAGCAAGCATTCACGGCCATAGAGATTACTCACCTGACAAAGATGGCGATGGTGTTGAAGAACACGAATTTATGAAACAATGTCCTTGTTTCTCAGCAGAAGTAGAATATTTAGAGCTACAACCAAAATCTTTCAAACCAAAATCAAAAAAAGCAAAGGATAAATTAAATGGAAAAAAATCAAACTAACTTAGAGGACTTAATTAAGAGAATGGAAAACTTACCAGTTCCAGAAAGAACGTGCAATATAGATGACGAAAACTGTGAAAGTTGTAGTGGATGAAGCAATTAAAAGATACTAAAATAGGAAAGTTCTTAGCTGAGAAAGCACCTGATGTTTTAGATGTTGCTGGTGCTTTATTACCAGATGCTGGTTTATTGGGTGTAGTTAAAAATTTAATTGATAAAGATTCTAATTTAACACCAGAAGATAAACAACAAATACATCAACAATTAGTTGAATTATACAAGTTAGAAGTAGAGGACAGAAACTCAGCAAGGCAACGCGAAGTTGAAATGATTAAAGCTGGAAGTGAAGATTGGATGATGAACTTTACTGGTATTGTTGGATTAGGTGGTTTTGTGTTGTTATTAATTGCAATAGTGTTTATACAAGTACCAGAACACAACAAAGAACTAATGATTCACACAACAGGAATCGTTGAAGGAATCGTGCTTTCTATTGTTGGTTACTACTTTGGTTCAATAGCTAAAAAAAAGTAAATAATTTATTTTTATTATATTTAACAAAATTGTTAAATGAAATCACACAAAAAAAGGTGGAAAGATAAAGGCAATCCACGTTATCGCCTCAACTCAGACGAGGCACAAATTATAAACGATTATAGAAGGTTAAAACAAGAAGCAAAAGCAGAAGGTTTAAATCCTAATGATATACATAGTGGCTGGATAAAGAATAAGAAAGCAAGTTTATATTTTAAGAATCCTAATTTTAAGCAAAACGATTTAAAGGAGTTTAAGCAACAATTATTAAACGACCTTAAAGAATACTCACCAAACTTTGAAAAGGTTGTTAAACCTAAAGTAAAGGATGGCCATTGCCTTTTAATATCACCAGCTGATATACACATTGGTAAATTATGTAAATCTTTTGTAAGTGGTGAAGAATATAATAAACAAATAGCAGTTCAACGAACATTAGAAGCTATTGATGGTATATTACAAAAAAGTAACGGTTTTAATATAGATAAATTAATACTATGTATTGGTAACGATGTAATGCACATTGATACACCAAGTGGCGGTAAAACTACAAAAGGAACTGTTCAAGATACGGATGGAATGTTTTTTGAGCATTTTCATATAGCTAAAAGATTATATATAAATATTATTGAAACATTAGTTAGTTTCTATCCAGATTTGCACGTTGTTTATAATAGTAGTAACCACGATTACTTAACAGGTTTTTGTTTGGCAGATACAATAGCAACATACTTTAGAAATAGCAAGAACATCACTTTTGATATAAGTTTACAACATCGTAAATATTACACCTACTTTAACTCGTTAATCGGCAGCACTCACGGAGATGGTGCTAAATGGGATTTATTGCCTTTATTAATGGCCGATGAATGTAAAGAATGGAGTGAAACTAAATACAGATATATGTTTACGCATCACGTACATCACAAAATAGGTAATAAAGATTTAATCGGTTGCTCTATAGAAAGTTTCCGTAGCCCATCGCCCGCAGATAATTGGCATCACAAGCAAGGTTATACCTCTTCTAATAACCAAGCAATAGAAGGTTTTATTTTCTCTAAGAATAATGGCCAAGTAGCCAGAATTACACATTTATTTTAAAATTAACATTTGATTGTTAATAAAGTTTTTAGTGTGTTTTGTAAATCGTAATGTATTTATATATATATTTACAACCATAAACTATAAAACATATATTATGAAACATTTAAACACTTTTACTATTTGGCTTAAAAACAATAAGCAATCAATAGAGTTAAATTTACCATTTCATACAGTGCAAACTGTAAAAGATTTTATTGAAGATAATTTTGATAAAAGAGTAATTTCAATATCTAAACATTAATAAATAAAAACAAACAATTATGAGCAGAGAAATATCATACACAACAAGAACCTTTTACGTACCAGCAGAGAAAATAGAAACGCTGGTAAAGTTTCAAGGCAAATGCAAAGAGAATGGACACAAATCTTATTCTGAAGTATTACTAAGTTTAATGGAAAAATATAATGAACAATGATACATTATCCGCATCCGCATAACGAACAACACCACAATGACAATATCAACCATTGGTGGGCATACGAAACTAACAGATACTTACAAGATAGATTACGCAACTTAGTAATAAGAGCTAACTGGAACAAACGTATTATCTGTAGAATACATTTATCATATAATGATTTAGAAATGCATCAGCACAGATTTGATACTTTTATTATACAATTAGAAAATATTGAAAAGCAATTAAAAACAATTGCTGTACAATACAATGAACAAAGAATGAAACAATTAAAAACTATATTTACAATAATTAGAAACTATGAAAATTAAAGAAATCGCACAAAAATATGATTTATCAAAAGATGACTTTTGGGAATTAAAAAGAGGTACAAGAAGTATGTGGATAATAACTCACGATGCTTGTGAAAAGATAGCAGCAAAAGAAAACATACAATTTGGCGCGCCTACAATATACAGAGATAGCAACCAAGATGTTGCAATAGTAGGAGATGCAAAACGTGGTAATAAAATTATCTGGTCAACTGGTGAAGCGTCACCTAAGAACTGTAAAGCTCCTTATCCTTTTGCAATGGCCGAAAAGAGACTGAAAGACAGACTCGTTTTAAAATTAATTAACGCTTACGAATATGGTATTTATTCAGATTCAGAAGCAGATAACTTTAAGAAACAATGATAGAGACAAACGCAGTAGAATTAGCTACGCTTATTATGACAAGCGTGTTTGGTGGAATCGTATTTGCTATGGCAATCGATTACTATAATAAATAAATCAAAAACTATATTATGAAAAAGAATCACTTGAGTTACTCGGCTTTATGCCAGTTTAAGAAATCTCCTAACCATTTATTAGCATACTGGAACAAAGAATTAAAAACTACGGATGCAATGCAGTTTGGAACTATAATACACAAGATGTTATTAGAACCAGATACATTTACAAAAGAGTTTGCAATTTTTGAAGGTGCAAGAAGAGCTGGTAAACAATGGGTAGAGTTTAAAGAACAAAACGAAGGTAAAACACTAATTAAGCAACAAGAATTAGATGATGCAAACAAAATAATTAATAATGCTATGTTACATCCAGTACTTACTGAAATGATGCAAAATAAAGTAGATACTGAAATTAAATTAGAGTGGCAACATAAAGATGTTAATTTTAAGGGCTTTGCAGACCTTCTAACAACGTTTAATGGTAGAAAGTGTATTGTAGATATAAAAACTACTAACGATGCTGGAAAACGCTTTGAACGTGATTTATACTATAATGATTATAAAATGCAGTTAGCAATGTATCAAGATCAATACGATAAAGATACAGATGCTTATATTGTAGCAATAGAAACTACAACACCATTTAATGTACAGATATATAAATTAGATGATAGTTTATTATTTAAAGGTTGGATGGATTACGATTATTATACAGATAAATTTAAAGAGTGGAATGGAGAGCCTCAAGGTTACTCAAGTGATATTGTAGAAGTAAAAACAGAAACAGAAGAAATATTATGAAGAAGTTAGCAATAATAGGTGGTTTATCTTTAATGACTGCTGGTGCAACTAATATGTTGTGGCACAAACAAAAGTTAAATTTAAATCCTAATACATTTGCTATAGCGACAGGAGGTTTTTTTGTAGCTGTAGGAATAACCTATAAATTTTAATGATAAAAAAAGAATGGCAATGGATGTCAGATTATAAACAACAAAAACAAATAACAATGAATGCTATAAAATTAGAGCTTTATGATTTTGAAATTGAACATATAATACATATTATAAAAGATGATTTTAAAAATATAGAACAATATAGAGAAAACAAATATTTATATCCAAAATTTAATGAGGTTGAAGAACATTATAAAGATATGATAGATAAATTAAATAAATCAATAAAAACAAATAAAAACAAATAACAATGAGTAAAAAAGAAGAAACAATATATTGTGGTAGTGGTAAAGTTATGAATCCTAAATGGTTAAAAGTAACTATTAATCCAAGTAAATTAGCTGATTACATACAAGAGTATAATGGCAACAAATTCATCAAACTAAATATTAATTTAAAAGATGAAGCTGACCAATATGGTAAAGATGTAAGTATTAGTGTTGATACTTGGAAGCCAGATGCAGAAGCACCTAAATCTGAAGCAAGTAATACTTCAAACGATTTACCCTTTTAAGTATTATGAAAAAATCAAAAATCTTAACCGCATTGGGTTTGAGTTCGTTGGATATTCAAAATATGTTGATGAACGGACTAACAATGCCAGAGATAGCAAAGAAGTATAATATAACTTATATTTCATTGGTACAGGCATTTAAAATCCAAAAGAAAGATTTTAAGTATATTGATTATATACAACCTAAAGAAGAAGTGAAGGACATTAAAAACGTGTCCTTCGCTTTTGATAAACTATATACAGAAGAATCACTTAATGAAGATGAACTACTTGCTTATTATAAGTATGAAGTTAAAAACAAAGCATATTATGAAAGAAGAATTAACTGAGCAAGAAAAAACCATACTTACAATTAATTGGTTAAATAAAAAATTTAATTTATTAATAAAAAAAACAACTGGTCAATTTGATTTATGGGATGCTCAAGATGATAAAAGAATTATTGAGTTTAAGTTTAGAAAAAAATATTATAAAGAAAAATACATACAAGTAGATAAATTTTATTCTTTATTAATGGCTGCTGATTATTATAAAAAAACTGCTTTTTATATTGTACACGATAATAAAAGCAAAAATGGATATGGATATTATTTATATAATTTATCTGAATTAAAAAATGAATTAATTAATAGTGATATAATAATTAATCAAGCTCCATATCAAACTGAATTTAAAAACAATAAAAAAATTAATAAATATTTTTATATATTAAACCAATCAAATCAAACTAATCAATTATGAAAGAATTACCATACTTTAAATTTTATCCAAATCAATGGATTACTGGATCAATATCATTTATGGACTTAGATGTACAAGGTGCATTTATGAAAGTTTGCTGCTACTACTGGAGCAAAGAATGTAACGTTACAAGAAAACAAATAAAAACACTAATACCTAAACAATGGAGCGCGTTATTAGATGCTGAGTTGTTTAAGATAGAAAAAGAAACTATTAGTATTAAGTGGTTAGATGAACAATACCAGCAACGCTTAGTAGAACACAAGCGAAATGTAAGCAACGGAAAGAAGGGGGGCTTAAGCAGGGCTCAAGCATTAAGAAAAGAAAAGAAAAGAAAAGATAATTACGCAAATGATAATTTATTAAAAGTAAATGATGAAGTGCAAAAACTTCTTGACCAATGATATTAGAAGATAAAGCTACCATACCATATTTAAAAGCATTTAAAGAAGGTAGAATTAAAAAAGGCATTGGTATTGGTTGTTTATTAGATGATTACTTTTTATACAAGAATGGCAACTTTAATATGTTTCTTGGTTTAGATAATGTTGGTAAAACTAATTTTATATTATGGTACTTAACCGCACTAAGTAAAATACACAAAAAAAAGTGGTGCATCTGGTCTGGAGAAAACAATGCTGGACAACTTAAAAGAGATATAATACAAATGTGGACTGGTGAAACAATTAAAGATTTAAACGAATATTTATTTTATCACGATGAAATAAGTAAGTATTTTAAATTTATTGATAATAGAAAACTTTACAATCATAAAGAACTATTAAAAATATTTGAAGCAGAAGATTGTGATGGATGTTTTATTGACCCTTATACTGGTATTAACCACGATAGAAGAATTTCACAATTTGAACGTAATTATCAAGTTTGTAATGATGTTAGAGAGTTTTGTAATAAAACAGGCAAAACAATGTTTATTGCAATGCATCCACAAACTGAAGCTGCAAGGCGTGTATATCCACCAGACCATCAATTAAACGGACATATACAACCACCAAGAAAAGCAGATTGTGAAGGTGGACAAGTGTTTCCAAATAGAGTAGATAATTTTATTTGTTTACATAGATTAATATCACACGACAAATTGTGGATGATGACTGAAGTACACGTATATAAAATAAAAGATAAAGAAACTGGTGGCAAACCTACAATGTTAGGAGAACCACTAAGATTTGATTATAATAGTGGATTAGGTTTTACTATTGGTGGAAATAATGTATTAAAACAAAAAAAATGAGATACACATACAAAGACATAGAAAAGTTTATGCAGTTTACAAGTTGGACTGATAAACAAAAAATAGATGAATTATTAAGAATAGATTGCTCATTATATGCGCATCTAGGTACAGATTCAACTAAAGGAGAAAAAGATGAAGTTAAAAGAAGAAGTATAGAAATATACAGAACAATTAAAACACTAAATAAACAATTAGGTGATGAATTATTATACTCAGAAGATTTAAAACAATGAAAATTACTAACGAAGATAATATGGATTTAATGGCAAGGTATGAAGATAACTACTTTGACCTTGCAATAGTTGACCCACCGTATGGGATTGGATTTGATGGTAATACAACCGTAAAAGGTAAAGCAGGGAAGGCAAATACATTTTCAAATAAACAACACCACGAGAAAAAAGGTTGGGATAATAAAAGACCCTCTTTAGAATACTTTACGGAATTACAAAGAGTAAGCAAAAAACAAATAATTTGGGGAGGTAATTACTTTGCTGATTTATTACCTGCAAAAAAAGGATGGGTTTATTGGGATAAGAAAATAACAAACGCAAAAAATACAAATTACTCTGATGGCGAATTGGCTTGGACTTCTTTTGATTGCGTTTTAAGAAAATTTACTTATGATTGGATAGGGTTTGGATACTTAAATAACCCACAAAGACAAAAGAAAATACACCCAACAGAAAAACCAATTTCATTATACGAATGGCTTTTAATGAATTACGCTAAAGAGGGAGATAAGATACTTGATACACATTTAGGTAGTGGAAGCATAGCAATAGCTTGTCACAATTTAGGTTTTGATTTAACAGCTTGTGAATTAGATACTGAATACTATGAAGCAGCTATGAAAAGAATAGAACAACACAAACAACAAATAAGAATGTTTTAAGATGACAGACTTAGATTATACAATTACAAAAAACAAATTAGAAATATTGCTTTTAAAGGCACAAGAAGGTTTAAAAGTAGGTAAAGTAACACAAAGTAAATTAGATGCGGTAGAAACGCTGCAAAGTAGCTTAAAATGTATATTAGAACTTAGATTAATGTTAGATGAATTAAATAAAAAACAAAGTTTGTTAACAATGCAAAATGTAAAAGCTTACAAAGAAACTGCGGAACTTAAGAAAAAATTTAATACTTTTAAAAAATGAAAACTATATTATTAATGTTAATACTATCACACATAACCAGTTTTATCTCTGGTGCTTTAATTGTTGTAATAATAAAAAGATATTTTGAAAAGTAAAAAGAGAACATTAAATGAATACAGACAAACAAAGGACTCTCACTATCGTAGTGATGATTCTCCTATTGAGTACAACATTGCTTTGTTGTGTAGAATATATTCTAATGATACAGAGCTTGGAGCAATAATTAGAAAACATTTTCAAAAGATATGAGTTTAAATTCAAATCAAAAAGGCAAACGTTTTGAATTGCGAATCGCAAAAGATTTAGCTAAGAAGTTTGATACTAATATAAGAAGAACACCAAACTCAGGTGGATTAAGTATTAAAGGAGATATTATGACTACAAGTGGAATACTATCTGAATATAACTGGGAGTGTAAGAATCAAGAGAAACTAAATATTTGGAAAGCACTGGAACAAAGTAAAAACGATACCACAGGAAGTTTAAAAACCCCTCTTGTGGTATTCACCAAGAATCACGAACTTGATTATGTAGCGTTACAATACGATGATTTTGTAAATATACTTCTTGAATTAGATGAGTACAGAAGTAAATAATATATTACACATCTTAGTAAGGGATGAAAAAACTTGGTTAAGTATGGCTGAGGAAATAAGTAGCAATAGTAAAATACCAGCAAAAGATTTATTACACGACTTCTACATAGCTCTACATAGTAAAATTGATAGTAAAAAAGTAAAAATTAACGATATTCTATATAACGATTCTTTAAATAAAGCGTTTATATATAAGATGATGCATAATATTTTCATTGATACAATAAGAGTTGATAAAGATTTACTAATAGATAAAGACCTAAAAAACATTATAGAAGCAGATAACACAAAGTATGTAGACATAGAAAAAGTAGTAGATGATATAGTAAATGAATTCTATTGGTTTGATAGAAAGTTATTTAACTTATATAGAAAGAAATTCCACAGTATAAGAAAACTATCTGCAGCAACTAATATATCTCACGTAGTTGTATGGAGAACTATAAACAATTGTATTAAAGAAATTAAAAAAAAAATTAATGAAGAGTAAAGGCTTAGGAGATACAGTAGAAAAGATTACAAAAGCCACAGGCATAAAACAAGCTACTGATTGGATATTTGATAAACTTGGAAAAGATTGCGGGTGTTCTGATAGAAAGAGAAAGCTCAATTCTATGTTTCCTTACAAAAATGTAGAATGTTTAAACGAAGATGAATATGTATATCTAAAAGGATTCTTTAATCAGCAAAAGAATGTAGTAAATGCAAACGAGCAAAAAGGATTGCTAATAATACACAATAGAGTATTTAACACCAACAAACAAAGCTCAAGTTGTGGTAGTTGCGTTAAAGGTTTAGTTGATACAATGAAGAGATTATATAATGAATATGAATACGAAAGAGAAAGCAAAAGCAATTGAAAGAAAGCTGATAATGTTTTTAAACAAATACAGCATAAATACAACAGTAAATGTCAAAAGAAGATATAGTAAAACATCAATGGACAAAAGGTCAGAGCGGTAATCCAAAAGGCAAACCAAAAGGTGCTAAGAACAGAAGCACAATTTTAAAAGAAATAGCAGAGCTTAGAACAAAAGGAATTCATCCTGTTACTGGTGAAGAAGTATGGATGACTAATGAATATAGAATGGCTATGGCTGTTATAGAAAAGGTTATACAAAAAGGAGATGCACAAGCTCTTAATATGGTATTAGATAGTATCTATGGTAAGCAGAAAGATTCTGTTGATATACACACTTCAGAAGAAGTAAACCACGATTTTAGAAATATCATTGCACGGATTAAAGCTCAATAAAAAGTATTTAGTATTAGATGAATCTTTTGCACGTTACTTTATTGTAACTGGTGGCAGAGGTTCAGGTAAATCATTTGCAGTTAACTCTGTACTGTTACTACTAACTTACCAAGCTGGACACACAATACTATTTACACGTTACACATTAAGAGCTGCTGGTATTTCAATCATACCTGAGTTCATAGAAAAGTTAGAACTGCTTGGAGTTATTGATCAGTTTAAAATAACAAAGGATGAAATAATAAATACAGGCAATGGTAGCAAGATAATATTTCGTGGTATTAAAACAAGTTCAGGAGATCAAACTGCAAATCTTAAATCTTTACAAGGTATTACTACTTGGGTAATGGATGAGGCAGAAGAACTTAATGACGAAGATATATTTGATAAAATAGATTTATCTGTTCGTAATAAAGTACAAGAGAATCGAGTTATACTAATATTAAATCCAACAACCAAAGAACATTTCATTTATAAAAGATGGTTTGAAGATAGAGGTGTTGCTGCTGGTAGTAATATAACTAAAGAAGATACTACCTATATACACACAACATATTTAGATAACTTAGATAACCTATCAGAAAGCTATATTAAGCAGATTGAAACAATGAAGGTTAGAAGGCCAAACAGATACAAGCATACTATTGAAGGTGCTTGGCTAGATAAAGCTGAGGGTGTTATATTTACTGATTGGAGTATAGGAGAATTTAAGCAAGTAGGTAAAGTTGTTTATGGTCAAGATTATGGTTTTAGCAATGACCCAAGCACATTAGTTAAAACAAGTATAGATAAAGAAAATAAAGTTATCTATATACAATTATGCTTCTACCAAACTAAATTAACTACAAGCGAGATATTGCAATTAAATAAGAAGTTTGCAGCAGATAATTTAATAGTAGGTGATTCAGCAGAACCAAGATTAATAACAGAACTAAGTAGAGATTGTAATGTAGTGCCAGCTATTAAAGGACAAGGTAGTATAACATTTGGTATTAGTTTATTACAAGATTATGATTTAGTAATAACAGAAGATAGCACAGAATTAATTAAAGAGTTAAATAATTATTGTTGGTTAGAAAAGAAATCACAAACACCAGTTGATAATTTTAATCACGCTATTGATGCGTTGAGGTATGCAGTAAGCTACCAATTACAAAATCCAAACTTAGGAGAATATCACATTTATTAAATATTATGAAATTATACAAAGGAGATTGCTTAATTGAAAGCGATAAAATAGAAAGTGGAAGCGTTGATTTAATATTGACCGATTTACCTTATGGAACTGTTAAAGGTTTAGGAGGTGATATAAAGAAGTATGAACGTCTTTCTAATAGTGATTGGGATAATGTAATAGACACCAATAAAATAATGCAGATAGCAAACCGTATATTAAGAAAAAACGGTAAAATGATTTTAACTGCAAACCAACCTTTTACAACAGAATTAATAGGCAAAGCAATACCAAACGTACCACATTGTTATAATATGTATTGGGATAAAATGCACTTTGCAAATTGTTTAGTGGCTAACAAAGCACCTGTAAGTTATATTGAAGATATTTTGGTTTTTAGTAAAACACATCAATTAAAAGTTGATAATCATTTAAGGGATTATATGAGGGAAGAAAGACAAAAAGTAAAAGAAGCAGGTTATAAGGATAGAGATTTAAGAATAATGTGTGGATTGAGTTTAAAAGGTGGTGGTATGTTAGGGCATTATTGGGGTAGGGAACAGTGGACTATGCCGACAGAAAAGCATTACACTACATTACAAGAAACAGGTTTTTTTAAAAAACCATACTCAGAACTAAAAAAAGATTATGAAGATTATAAAAAAAGTTTTGAGAGTACCTTTAATTTATGGGAAGGTAACAAATACAAAAGCAATATTCTAAAATACAAAAAAGATTATGACGGACACCACCCAACTCAAAAGCCTGTATTATTGTTAGAGGATTTAATAAAAACTTTTAGCAATGAAAATGATTTAGTAGTTGATTTGACTATGGGTAGTGGCTCAACAGGTGTAGCGTGTAAGAATACAAACAGGAACTTCATAGGAATAGAACAAGATGAAAACTATTTTAATATAGCACAACAAAGAATTAAAGCAGCAGAATATAAATTGTTTTAATTATAGCCACGCTTAAGCCACCCTCAAGCATTTAGATAAGATAAGAAAAGATAAGATATATAAGAGAAATAAAAAAAAGTTTAAAAAAGTTTTGTAGTTTATAAATATATTTATATATTTGACTAATTATTAATTAAAACCAAAACAAATGAAAAATTTAAACCTTATCCAATTAGTTAAAATGATGTTATTCTTTTCAGATTTAGGATTAGCCAAAAAATATAACGAAATTAAAGACATCTTAAAAGAAAAATATCCAGACACAATGGTGTTATCTACTATAAATTACTTAAACGGAGAATACACAGAATCTCAAGAAAAAGTTTACAAAGAAATAACTAAAGGATTATAAATTAAAATACCAAGAGGCAGCCGATTTATTAGCGTAAGTCCTCAGAAATTAAAGAGCTACTGTAATAGGTAGCTTTTTTTTATTATATTTGATTGTAATTTAAAAATAACTTTCTGAATACGTTTAGTAAAGTCTTGATTTAAAATTTATGTTTTGGTTAAAGTAGGTAGTCGGCAAAAGAGCGTTACCTACTTTTTTTTATATTTGTATATAACGATTCACTAATTTAAACGTTTGTATATAAATGAAACTAACAATCAACATACCAGAAACTCTTAATGAGGTTACTTTAAAGCAATACCAAAAGTGGTTAAAGATTGCTGATGGTAAAGAACTGGATTCGTTTCTACAACAAAAGATGGTAGAGATATTTTGTAATATACCACTTAAGCAAGTATTACAAATAAAAGCTACTGATATTAATAACATCTGCGAAGAACTATCAAAGCTATTTAATAACGAACCTAAGTTTATTGATAGGTTTACTTTAAACGATAAAGAGTTTGGATTTATACCAAAGCTGGATGATATTTCATTTGGTGAATACGTTGATTTAGATACATACCTTGCTGATTGGGAGCTTATGAATAAAGCAATAGGTGTTTTATATAGGCCAATAACCTACAAAAAGAAACAACAGTATTTAATAGAAGAATATGAAAGTGCTGAGAAGTACGATATGACAGAAACCACTTTAGATGTTGTATTTGGTGCAATTGTTTTTTTTTACAGTTTAAAGAACGAATTACAGAAAACTATCCTGAATTATTTAGCAACTCAGAAGGAGATAGAGCTGCCTCAGCATCTGCGGGATTCTCTGCAAAATGGGGCTGGTATCAATCTATCTACGGACTTACTAATGGAGACATTCTCAAATACAATCAAATTACCAAATCAAAACTACACACCTGTTTAATGCACTTAGCATTTGAAAAAGATAAATATGAATTAGAGCAACAGATATTAAAAAGAAGCCAACGATGACAAAGGATGATATATTAGAAGAATTAACAGAACGCAATTTATTGATTGAGAATGAACACATAATTCTAGTTGATGGCTTTGAAGAAGCATTTTTAGGTATTACAGCTAACAATCCAATACAAGCTATTTACGATTATTGGGTATGTTTAGATTTATTAATCCAGCGTGATAAAATGGATTTTGATAATGCGATTGATGACTTAGATGAATTTATTAATCAAGATTTAGGAGAACACACTCCAAGATATATAAAAGTAGTATGAACAGTTTTTACAATATAATAGATAAAATAAAAGAAGTAATTGTTGCAGAACCATTTAACAATGAAATTACATTTGGTGATATAGCTGATATTGATTTAAAGAAGCAGAGCTTGTTTCCGTTGTCGCACGTAATGGTGAACAACAGTACAATAAACAACAATTATATAACTTTTAATATTACTATCTTCTTTATGGATTTAGTAGATATTAGCAACGAACAAGTAACAGATTTATATAGAGGCAACGACAACAGGCAAGATATATTAAACACTCAGTTAGCATTAGCAACAAGAGTAATAAGAGTTTTACAAAAGAGTGATTTATATAAAGATAAGTTTGAGCTAATTAATCCTGCTTCTTGTGAACCGTTCACAGAGCGTTTTGACAATATGCTTTGCGGCTGGGCAGTTACTTTTGATTGTGGTACTAATGATGAAATGACTTATTGCTAATGAGTGAATTTAAAAAAGCTTTAGAGAAATATGCTAAGTATGTTATTCAACAGTCAAGGAGCAACCTAACTAAAAAGAAAAATAACGCTTCTAAGCAACTATATAATAGTTTAGAGTATAAAATACAAGGAGACAAGATTTCGTTTCTTAGCGAGAAGTATGGAGAGTTTATAGACAAAGGTGTTAAAGGTTCTAAATCTACATATCCTGAAAGCTCTGCAAGTCCATTTAGATACACTACTAAACAACCACCAAGTTCAGTATTTGATAAGTGGAGTATTAGAAAAGGTATTGCACCAAGAGATAAACAAGGTAGGTTTGTAAGTAGGCAATCACTTAATTTCTTAATTGCAAGAAGTATTAAAAACAAAGGTATTAGAGCAACATTATTTTTTACTAAACCATTTGAACGTGGTTTAGATTTATACGGAGATGAAATAGTTGCTGGTTATTTAGAAGATAAATTAGATTTACAATGAGTACAATAATAAGAACAAGAAGCCCTTTTTTCATAAGAACACCACAAGAAACAAATGTTAACCTGAATTACTTTCAAATTAACATAACTGTATTTGGTGGTTTAAGTTCTTCTACTGAAGTATGCGATGATTTATATGCAACTTACTCACTACAGAAAAAACCATTAGGAGCTGAGAATAGTGTTTCATTTGATATTAGTGAAATAGTAAACGACCACATAGAACAAATATTTACAGGAACTTATGCTTCTGCTAAAAGTTCTATTTGGGTAACTGTAGCAACATCAGCAAGACAATCAGATGGTACAGTAATTGGTTCTGTAACTACAAATACTTACTTAGCTCAAGAAGGATTCAACAAGTTTAAAGAAGGTGTAAACTACACAACAGAACCTATTGCAATGCTTAGCAGTACTTACATACAAAACCATAAAGGCAGTACAATTACAATACCAGTAAATGCAGAAAGAGTTACACAAGTTGAATGGCGAAACGGTACAAGCGTTAGAGAAACAGATACTTTTACAGACAACGGAAACCAAAACCAAAAGATTCAATTTGCTTTATTTACTGCTGGAACTTTTTTAGACAATGCTTTAATAACTTACGATAGTGGCAGCACCACTACAATAACTTTAGAACAGGTAGAAGAATGTAAATTTCCAGTTAATAAAATAACATTTGTAAATAGATGGGGTGCTTTACAAGACCTATTCTTTTTTAAAAAGTCTACAGAAAATCTAGAAGCAACAAGAGAAACCTTTAACAGAAGTATTTTTGAAGCAAGAGCTGTACAGTTAGACCCACCTGAATCAGTTGGAGAACCTTGCCAAGAATCATTGACATTTAATACTTATTCAACTACAGCACACGCAAAGAAAACATTCAATGCAAATGCAACAGAATCAGTTGTTTTAAATACTGGTTTTGTTAACGAATTAATGAATCCATATTTTGAAGAGTTGATGGTTAGTGAATACATCTGGCTAACAGATTCAAGTGCTAACATATTCCCAGTTAATTTAAAAGAAAGCTCCTTTGCTAAAAAAACAGGGTTAAACGATAGGTTAATTAATTACACAATGAGTTTTGATAAATCCTTCAGTTTAGTAAATAATATTAGATAGTGCAAAAAATTATTCTATACATACAGCCACAGTTAAGAAATACAACAACAACTCAAGACTTTGTTAGAGTTGATTTAATGGAAGAAGATTTAATTGAATTAACTCAAGTAATTCAAGATGCAAGAGATATAGAAAAAATATTTACAGATTACAGTAGAACTTTTAATTTACCAGCAAGTAAAACTAATAACAAGATTTTTAAACATTGGTACAATCCTGACATAGATGGTTTTGATAATCAAATATTTTCAAGTGCCAGAATAGAATTAAATCACTTGCATTTTAAGTTTGGGAAAATAAAACTTGAAGAAGCAGTTTTAAAAAATGGACAACCTTCGATGTATAAGGTAACTTTCTTTGGAGATACTTTAACACTAACAGAATTAATTGGCGAAGATAATATACAAAACTTAACTTGGTTAAATAACTTTAATTTTACAGCATCTAATGCAACTGTTAAAGATGGTTTAGAAAATGGTTTAAATTTTACTGTAGATTCTGTTGCTTATAACGATGCAATTATATATCCATTAATAGCACACTCACAAAGTTATATTTATGATGATACTAATAATTTAGATAATGGTTTAAATTTAAGTGTTGCTTCTTCTCACCATAATAAAAGAGGAGTGTTTCCAGAAGATTTAAAACCAGCAGTTACTACTAAAATTATTTTTAAAGCTATTGAACAACAGTACGGAATAACATTTAAAACAAGTGAATTTTTAGATTCTGCTGCTATGACTAATTTGTATATGTGGTTGCATAGAGATAAAGGGAATTTAGTTTCGGAAGGGTTTGTTGACGTTAATGGTTTTGATTTTACCTGCGCTTCAACTACAATAAACTGTCAGCATTTTTCACACACAATAAATAATGTATATTTTGATACTGGTTCACCAAGTACAAATGGTGGTGTTTATAGGTTTATCTATACTAATTCCCAAGGGTTGGGTAATGAGTATTTTAATTTTCAAGCTCAAATAACACCAAGCTCTAGCACATTAGCATATAGTTTAGATGTATTTAATATTGACACAGGAGAAGTTTACTCAACAATAGAAAATGTTACTGGAACACAACCAGTTGGAAGAGGTTTTGGAGATGGTGGCTCAATAGACCCTAACCCTGTAACTATGGCTTTAAATGAACAAACTAGGGTTGCAGTAAGAATTAGGAGTAATTTTTCTTTAACGTTTTCTGTAGAAATTAATATAGACCATATTTATCAAGACATAACACTCGGGCAACAAACTGTAACAACTGTTTATAATTCTAATAATACTACTATTCCTTTAACTTCTGATATAATTATAACAAATCAAGTACCAGATATTAAAGTCCTTGATTTTTTAAGAGCATTTTTTAATATGCACAACTTAACTGCATTTTTAAATTTTAATGGTGAAGTAGTTGTTAAAACATTAGATAGCTTTTATGCTGGTGGTGATACTTTTGATATTACACCATTTGTAAAAACAGACGAACATACTGTAGGGGCAACAGTTCCATTTAGTGAAGTTGACTTTGAGTATGCAGAACCACAGAGCATTTTAGCACAACAGTTTTTAAATACTAATAACCAAAAGTATGGCGAATTAAACTATTTAGCAGATACAACTAAAAGTAAAAAGTATAAAATTAAAATACCTTTTGAGCATATGCTATTTGAAAGGTTACAAGATAAAACTAGTGGAGCATTAACAACTGTGCAAGTTGGAAGCTTTTTAAATGAAGAATTAGAACCAAGTATAGGGCAACCACTTTTATTTTATGGTATATATCAACAGAATCAAGACAATATTAATTTTATATACAATACTAGGCCAGCAGTTTATGGAGCTTTAGCAGATAATCCAGCTAATAATTCTGATGTTTTTAATTTAAATGATTATTGGATATCAAGTGCTTGCAATGAATTAGGCACATCTTCAACACCACCTACATACAACTTAAATTTTGGTAGTGAAATAAACACCTATACACTAACTGATTATGGTGGAAATAACAACAGCTTATTTCAAACATATTACCAAAATTACATCACAAGAGTATTTAACAAAAAAACAAGAATATTTAAGTTCTCTGCTGTATTGCCTTTAAAAGTTTTGCTCACTTTAAGCTTAGATGATTTAATTGTAGTAGGAACAAGAGCTTACACAATAAATAAAATGTCCACCAAATTACAAAGTGGAGAAACCAATTTTGAACTATTAAACGAACCAACGTGAAAACAATATTAGAAGCATTAGAATTTTGTAAAGAAAATAAATTATATGATAAACATATAAAGATAGCATTAGGCATCAATAAAGTACCTATGACTATAAAAGAAGCATTTAACCAAATAAGATTAAGAAGATGAGTAAAGAAGTTATAGTAACAGTAAAAGCAGACACTAAAAATGCTCAAACTAATGTAAAAGATCTTAACGAAGATTTAAAAGAAACTAAAACAGATTTATCTGGTATTGAATCTTCTGCTGACAAAGCCACAGGTGGGTTAATTAGTGGTTTTAAAGGTTCTATTGGTGCTATAAAAGGAGTAGTAAAAGGTTTTAAAACATTAAGAGGAGCAATTATTGCTACAGGAATTGGTGCTTTAGTCGTTGTTGTTTCATCGTTAATGGCTGCATTTACAGATAGTGAAGAAGGAGCAAATAAGTTAAGTAAAATTTTAGGTGTTCTTGGTACTGTAGTTGATAATGTTTTAGATTTATTTGCAGATTTTGGAGAAGCTATTATATCAGCTTTTGAAAATCCAAAAGAGGCATTAATGTCTTTTGTTAACTTATTAAAAAACCAAGTTGTTAATAGAATTAATGGCTTAATGGAATTAATACCAGCTCTTGGCAAAGCAGTTCAATTAGTTTTTAGTGGTGATTTTTCAGAAGCTGGAAAAGTAGCAACAAATGCAGTAGGGAAAGTTGTTCTTGGTGTTGAAGATGTCACAGAAAAAATACAGGCGGCAACACAAGCGACTAAAGAATTTATTGCAGAAAACATTGAAGAAGCAAAAAAAGCAGCAGATGTAGCTGATATGAGAGCTAAAGCTGCGAAACTTGAAAGAGAACTATTAGTTGAACGTTCTATACTTGAAAGTAAAATTGCTGACTTAAGGTTAAAATCAAGACAAGAAGAAGAATTTACTGCTGCACAAAGAAAACAATTTTTATTAGATGCACAGAAACTTGAAGATGGTTTACTTACAAAAGAGACAGAAGTTCTTGAATTAAGAAGAAAAGCACAAGAAGATGAAAATGAATTTGCAAGAAGTAATATTGAAGCTCTTGACAAATTAGCAGAAGCAGAAGCAGCAGTAAATAGACAATCAGCAATAAGGTTAAACCAACAAAGAACTACACAAAGAGAGTTAAATACTCTTAATAAACAAATACAAGCAGAAAATAAAAGAATTGCTAATGAGAAAAAAGCTCAAGATGATGCAGAATTAAAAAGAAAACAAGAAGCACTTAAAGCAGATGAAAAAGCAAGAGCAATTAAAAAAGCTGCTGATGAAAAAGCTCAAAAAGAAGAATTAGAAAGAGCAAAAAAACAAAGTCTTGACTTGCAAATGTTAAGGAACACAGATTTAGAAAACGAACTTTTAGAGTTACAAATACAATATGATAAAAAAATAGAATTAGCTAAGGGAAATAATGCACTAATTGAAGCTCTTAAAAAAGAACATTTAGAAAAAGTTGCAGGTATAGAAAATAATTCCAGAGAAAAAGAAAGACAAGCTAAATTGCAAGCTGCTAATGATGCTTTGGATATAGCTGCTAATAGTTTAAATTCAATTCAATCTTTAGGCGATGCAGCTTTTGCTCATAGAACTAAAAATTTAAAAGAAGGAACGAAAGAACAATTAAAAGCAGCAAAACAGCAATTTAATTTTAATAAAGCATTGCAATTAGGAATGGCTGTAATTGATGGAGGTAAAGCGATTACTGCTTCTTTAGCTCAATCGCCTCTTTCTATCGGCCCACTTCCAAATCCAGCTGGTATTGCCTCTCTTGCTTTTGCAAGTGTTACATCAGCAGCACAGATTGCAATGATAGCAGCGCAAAAGTATGAAGCACCTAAAAAAAATACAACTACTGTTTCTCCTCCATCTATTGATAGTGGTGGAGCAAATACTTCTCCAACACAGCCACCAAGTTTTAATGTAGTAGGGCAATCAGGATTTAATCAAGTAGCTGGAGCATTAGGACAACAACAACCAATACAAGCATTTGTAGTAGCTGGAGATGTTACCACAGCACAACAACTACAAAACAATACAATAACACAAGCAACTTTTTAAAATAAAAACAATGGATATAATAGAATTAATATTAGATGAAGAGAATGAAGAGATGGTTGGAATAGATGCAGTTAGCATTGTAGAGAATCCAGCAATTGAATCTGACTTTATAACATTAGCAAGTGAAGAAATACAACTTGCAAAAATAGATGAAGAGAAAAAACTGCTACTTGGTGCTGCACTTATACCAAACAAGCCAATATTTAGAAAGCGTAATGAAACTATGTTTTATGTTTACTTTTCAAAAGATACAGTGAGAAGAGCAAGCGAATTATTTTTTCAAAATAGTAACCAAAACAATGCAACCTTAGAACATCAAATGAGTGTTAATGGTTTAACTGTTGTAGAATCGTGGATAGTGGAAGATACTAAAATGGATAAATCAGCAAAGTATGGTTTAGAAATGCCTGAAGGTACTTGGATGATTAGTATGAAAGTAGAGAATGATGAAGTTTGGACTGATTATGTAAAAACTGGTAAAGTAAAGGGTTTCTCAATTGAAGGATTTTTTTCTGACCGCGCACAAATTAAAAAACCAGATACAAAAGCAGAGATGCAAGCTATTGAAGATGCTGAGGCAGAATATATGCTTAGTAATATTAAAGCATTAATTAAAAAAGATAAAAGAACTAAATCAGGCAAAAAGATAGAATTAGAAACATTTAAAGATTATCCACAAGCAGTTAGTAATAATGCTAAACGTGGTATTGATCTTAATAAAAAAGTAAATAATAAATGTGCTACTCAAGTTGGTAAAATACGTGCGCAACAATTAGCACAAAAAGAAAATATTAGTTTACAAACTTTAAAAAGAATGTACAGCTATTTAAGTAGAGCGCAAGAATATTATGATGAAGGAGATAAAGAAGCGTGTGGTACAATTAGTTATTTATTGTGGGGTGGTAAAGCTGGTTTAAGATGGTCAGAAAGTAAGTTAAAAAAACTCGGTGAAATTAATTTAGCTTCAATGGTAGTAGATGAAACCTTTGCTATTATTGATGATAGATTAGCTTATAGCACACAAGAGAAAGCTGAGGAGATGGCTAAAAACATAGGTTGTGAGAATTTTCACATTCACGAGTTTGAAGGTAAAGAATGGTATATGCCTTGTGAAAAGCACGAAATGAAGAAACCTTGTCAAGCTGGTTATGAGCAATACGGAATGAAAATTAAGAATGGTAAAAAAGTACCTAATTGTGTGCCTATAAAATAAACAATATGAGAAGTAAAAAATTTAAAACTCCAAGTAATACATCACCTAAAAATACTAAGCGTGGTTGCTTATGTCCTGATGGTAAAAGATACAGTAATAAATGCTGTGATGGTAGCTTACAAGCACAAGGAATAGGCAAAGTATAAAATAAAGTTGTAAAAAAATATAACAGTAAAGGTTTTCAAACGTTTATAGGTATATACTCAAATTATGAAAGCAAACGAAATACTAAACAAAATAAAAAATATTGTTGGTGAAAAAGTTAATCTTTCTGAAGAAAAAATAGAAATGGCTGAAATTACATTAGAAAACGGAACTGTATTAGTTGCAGAATCTTTTGAAGCTGGAAAATCTGTATTTATTAAAACTGATGATGAGCAAATTGCTCTACCAGTTGGTGAATATAAATTAGAAGAAGGCAAAGTTTTAGTTGTATCTGAAGAAGGTTTAATTGACAGTATTAAAGAAGCTGCTGAAGAAGAGGTAGCTGAAGAAGAATTATCTGAAGAATCTGAAGAAGTTAAAGAAACTGAATTAGAGGAAGAAGAAAAAGAAGAAATGAACTATGTAACCAAAGAAGAGTTTACATCTGCTGTTGAAGAAATCAAAGCAATGATTGACGAAAAACTTGGTAACAAAGAAGAAATGAAGGAAGAAGTAATAGAAGAGAAAGAAGAACTTTCTGCTGTTGCTCCTGAACCTGTAAAACATAATCCTGAAGCTGAAGTTGATAATAAAGTGAATTTTCATATTGGAAGCAATAGAACAGCTACAACTAAAGACAGGGTTTTTGATAAAATTTTTAACAATAATTAAATAAAATAAAATGGCGACAACAACAAGTATAACAAGTACTTACGCTGGAGAATTTGCAGGTAAATATATCTCTGCTGCTCTTTTAAGTGCTAACACAATTGATAAAGGCGGTATAGAAGTAATGCCTAATATCAAGTATAAATCTACTATGAAAAAAGTAGCTACTGATGCAAACGTAATTAAAGACGCTTCTTGCGATTTTGATGCAACTGCTACAGTAACATTAACTGAAAGATTACTACAACCCTCTGAGTACCAAGTAAATATGACTTTTTGCAAGCAAGATTTTGTATCGGATTGGGAAGCTGCTCAAATGGGATATTCTGCATTTGATAAAATGCCACCTAAATTTTCAGATTTCATTATTGGCCACGTAGCTGGTTTAGTAGCTGAAAAAACTGAATCTAATATTTGGGAAGGTGTTAATGCAAACGCTGGTGAATTTGATGGGTTAACAACTTTAGCTTTAGCTGATGCTGACGTTATTGATGTAGCATCTCACGCTGCTGTAACTGCTTCTAACGTAATTAATAAATTAGGTTCTATTGTTGATGCAGTACCTTCTGCTCTTTACAACAAAGAAGATTTACACATTTACGTATCACAAAACATTGCAAGAGCTTATGTAAGAGCTTTAGGTGGTTTTGCTACTTCTATTGGTTCAAATGGTGTTAACGCACAAGGGACACAATGGTACAACGCTGGAGGTCAACTATCTTTTGATGGTGTTAAAATCTTCGTTGCTAATGGATTAGCTGATGATACTGCAATGGCTGCTCAAAAGAGTAACTTATACTTTGGTACTGGTTTATTAAATGATATGAACGAAGTTAAGGTATTAGATATGGCTGATCTTGATGGTTCTCAAAATGTGAGAGTTGTTATGAGATATACAAGCGCAGTTAACTACGGAATAGGTTCTGATATAGTTTTATACCACGCCTAAGAATTAATTAATAACAAGGGGGTGTGATTCCCCCTTTATTTAAATTTTAATAATATGGCTTGCGATTTAACAGCTGGTAGAAAAGTACCTTGTAAAGATGTAATTGGTGGTATTGTTAGAGCTTGGTTC